AATTATAAAAGCGTTGGCGGCATTGTTGTTGATGCGGCAAAAGAATACTTTGATCGTATTAAATTTATAGATGAAGTAAACGATTTGATTTATGAGTGCTTGCAGCCTGTTGATTAACTGTTGAAGTAGCTGGTTATCGTTGATGCGCATATTAACGGAGAGAGTATGACAAAGATGGAAATGATAGCTGCACTTGTAGAGATACTTAATAGTGTAGAGTTATTTAAGGTTGGAATTTATACGGAAGCTCAGTGCGTTATTGATATGGCCGAGGCAATGCTAGAACAAGAAGGATGGCAAAGAAATTCAATAGACGGGCATTGGCAAAAAGATACTGTATGCTAACGGTGAGGTAATGGGTGGCTGCGCGTTAGCGCGTCCCGCTTGACCGATAAGTTATACACAAATGGAGGATTTATGAAAAAATTAAGCAGCGCACAACAGGCCGCCTTAAACAAATTAAGTAAAACAAAATACCAAAGCGCGGATGATTTAGGTGTAAGTATTACTACTTTAGACTGCCTAGTAAAAAAAGGTAAAGCATTAAAAAAGCACGATGGAAGGCATTTTGTACACCCTAGAACATGTATTTTGTACATTGGTGTATAACGTATGAATTGAGGCTGCGAGCTTGCGAGCATCGCACTTGAACGATTTGTTGTACACAACTAAGAGAGGATTATTTATGAGTAAGTTTTTAGCAACAGTTTTTGTTTTATCGGCACTGATTGGATTAGGCGTGCTGGTTATGATGTATGGATGGGGCTTAGAGGTTAAAAGCTGGCCGTGGGTGATAGGTGGAGGAGTTTTTGGGCAAGCGTTTTTGAAGATTATTGGTGATAAAGTTATTAGTGAATAGTGGTGTACAACGTGTGAATTGAGGCGCGGCCTTTAGGCCGTCGCACGAGTGTAACGAGTAAACTCGAATGATTTGTTAGGTGCGAAATAAAGGAAAATTTTATGTTTAATTATACGCTAAAGATAGACGGTGATACCGTAAAAATAACTACTTATGCAACGATAAAAGACGCAGTTATAAAAATTATATATGACCCGCTAAATGGTAAAGTTATAAATGCTACCGCTGGTGTGTTTGAGTTTGTTCCAGCAAATAGAGTTATGTTTTAGCACCTAACGCCCGAAATGAGGGGTGAGCCACATAGTGGCGAATCCCTCTCGATTGAGTTGTTAGGCACAAACCAACAAAGGAGTAATAGAAATGAATATGGTACAAATGGCTGCCAAAATGCAAGACTGCAACGACACGGCAAAATCATTCTACGGCGACAAGTACGATGAAAAGATAAAGCCAATTAAGGAAGCAATAAACAGGCTTTCTGAGCAAGATGGCAAAGGTGTTTTACCTGCTGCAATAAAACTGGCTCAACTAAACAAAGAAAATGGAATGGTAAGCATGATGATATTTTCTGCGGCTGTTGATATGGTTGGTGCCTAACTAAAGAATATGGGGAGCTTGCAAGGTATGGCGTATAGAACCACAAAAAAAGCACAAGAAATATGCGCAAGAATGCGAACAGCCAAAGAAAGGAAGCGTTTGGCGGATGAGGTGCCGGACTATCCACCAATGTTGCCAGATCTACGGCGCACAATCATTATTATTGACCATGATTTTGGCGATAAAGAAAACAGAATTGAGCTTTATAAAACAAGCCGGATTGACTGCTTTAGAGCAATTGTAAACGGCAAGGAGTGGAAAAAACGCATTGGATTTAGCGGAGTGCTTGAAGGTATCAGAAAGAGCATGCCTAGATTAACCACTAGGATTTAGGGTCTAACTATTATAAAGTTATGCAATACATAGGAGGGCAAAATGGCTATTTTGAATATAAAAGGAGTTGATGTAATAGTTGATGATCTTGATGTTAATCTTATTAATAGCGTTAATTGGTGGTACTGTAAAACGACTGGGTATGTTTTAACAAAAGTCGGAAGCGGGAGGAAAAACAGAAAAACAATGGCGCTGCATAGGTTTATATTGGGAGATCCTAATTGTTCAGCAATAGACCATATAAATAGAAATAAGCTAGATAATAGGCGATCTAATTTGCGAGAAGTTACAGATTCAGAAAATTGCAAAAATAAAACAAAAAGAAAAAATACACACTCAAAATATAAAGGTGTTTCAAAAAATAGAGGTAAGTGGTCTGTTTTGTGCGCGGTGGCATGATATGAACGATAAACAAGCACTAATAGGCTACACTGGCAAAATCTCAAAGATGGCAGACGAATCAATACGGCTATGTATTGACTTCAAAGAACAAGACTTTGTTGATGTAGCTAGGCTGTTTGGTAAGAGCGGTACAAGTGTTGCTGTAGCTGTAATTGTAGAGGCAAAAACAATAGCAGAGCATATTGCAGATGCTCATTCTAAAAGAGACTTCTTAAGAAGAGACATGGTTACAGGTTCAGGGTACAAAAAACATGCATATAGCGAACAAGCAAAACTCTTATGGCAAAGCGGATTTTTTAGATCGCCTGCTGTGTGGGAGGCGGTTGGTACGGATACCCAGTTTTTAGAGTGGTTAAAGCATCAAAAGTGCTGCTCTGAAAATAGCAAGGCATATTGCAGTGGTGATATTGTAGCTGCTCACGTTAGGCGCGTTGCTAATGGTGCAGGGGTTGGAATAAAGCCAAAGTTTAGCGCAGTACCATTGTGTCATTTACATCATAACATGCAGCACGTTGAGGGCGAATCATCTTTAGGCGGAAAAGAATGGTTTGATCAGCAAAGAATCAAACATATATCAATATGGGCTAAGGATGCGCTTAAAATAAAACTAGGTTATAGTTCTACCGCTGATATACCGCCATCAGTTCTAATTGAATGGGCTGATCAAAACGGTTTATCTCAATACATACCAAACAACTATAAGGAATAATGCAATGACTAATAAAGTAGCTTCCGGTGCAATGCCACCTAAAAAACCAAGCAAAAAGACGGGATCTGGCACCATGCCACCTAAGAAGCCTAAAGGTAAATAATGTATCAGGCGATTTTATATTCTTTATTCGCCTTAGCTTTAGCGGTGTCTGCTAGGGATGGTAGACACTTCTTTTTTACTCTGAGCATCGCTTTAATCTTAACGCTATATGACTTTGTAGGGGTAAATCATTTCTTTGATGGGGTTAGATGGTTTCTGTTTTGTGGGTTTGGTGAGATGGCAATCATAGCCTGTTGTGTTCCCTATCGTCGGATAGCTGCGCTAATAGTCGCGCTATTATCTATACTAGCATTATGCTACCATTTGGCTGCGTTCTTTATAGGTATAGATACAGGCCATGCATATTCCAAATTTTACACTTTATCTATACAATTATTCCAATTACTCCAAGGGCTTACCTGCCTGTGGTATGCAACAACAACTAGAAGGGCTTGGCAGTGGATGCAAAAGATTGGTATTACATAGGCGGCATGATAATGATGGGGTTAACTGTGATAGGCGCAGCTTATACCATGCACATTAAACCAATCAAAGATGACGTTAACGAACTAAAAAAAGGCACTGTATCTGAAAAGGCTTTTGATGAGTTCAAGACGGAATCCAAAGAAAACTATCGCGAACTAAGAGCTCGCCACGAAAACGAAGTTGTAGCCCTAAGAGCAGAAATAAATGGAATGGGTGACCGCATTATCAAGATGTACGAAAAGTCACAAGAAAACCTAATCAAATATATTGACGCCCAATTTAAGGCGTACTTCAAAGAATGATCAATCAAAAAGGCATAGACCTTATCAAGAAGTTTGAAGGCTGCAAACTAACAGCATACCGCTGCCCAGCTGGAGTTTTAACCATAGGGTACGGCTCAACTTTTGGAGTGTATGAAGGCCAAAAGATAAGCCAAGAAGCCGCGGATACGAGGCTAATAAACGACATAGCAAAGTTTGAAAAGTGCGTCAAAGAAATGTGCCCGCCAATGAATGAAAACATGAGAGCCGCTTTAGTATCGTTTGCGTTTAATCTTGGCTGCGGAGCACTTAAAACATCAACCCTACTAAAAAAGCTTAATGCTGGCGACATACAAGGCGCTGCTGATCAATTCCTTCGTTGGACTAAAGCTGGTGGCGTTGAGCTAAAAGGGCTTGTAGAACGCCGCAAGGCTGAACGCGAGCTATTCCTGGCTAATGACTGAACACCACCACCAAAGCGCGCTGATAAAGTGGTTTGATATTCAGCACAAAAAATACTCTGGCAGATTGTTTGCAATCCCTAACGCGGCAAAGCGTAGCGCAGCTTTGGCAAGATACATGCAGGCCGAAGGTATGCGGTCAGGGGTGCCCGATCTTTTCTTGCCAGTACCAAGTGAAAAGTATCATGGTTTATTTATAGAAATGAAAAGCGAAAAAGGAAAGGTTAGCGACAACCAAAAAGACTGGCTCAATTTTTTAAGCGGGCAAGGATACATGGCTTGCGTGTGTTATGGGTTTGATGATGCAAAAAAAGTTATTGACGTTTATCTGTCAGGCAAATAAAATCAAGTTCTTCATTGTGTTGGCCGCCTTAAAAAAGCGGCCTTTTTTTATTGGTGCCAGCTAAGAACCTGAATGTTAAGAGGCACAAAACAAACAGGGAAGCTGGCTATTTGTATTTAAGGTATGCGGTACCACCTATAAATGCCGTGCCGCTAGTTAATACTTGAACGGCTGTTAATGCCCCACTCATTGAAACTATACCGTTAGATAGATTTTCATTTGTTGTTCCGTTTTGGACTGTTGAGATGCTCCATATATTACCGCTCATTTTTTCTAGCCGCGCCGTTATATATTTGATGTATACTGATGACCCTAACTCTACACTTGTAGACCAATTCGTATTTACATCTTTTCCTTCGTAACCGGTTGTTTGATATGTTGTGGATCCATATCCAGTACGCAAATAATGGTAAATTGTACCGCCTCCGCTAGAGTTCATGCCAATAATTGAAAGAACTATGCTGCTAACGCTTGTGGGGATTCCCGTAAAAGCTTGAGATGTGCCACTTAATGTTATTGGGGTCATGTAAGTCCAATCGGCACCGCCAGAAGTTTCGCCGGTTCCTGTAAGTTGAATTTTAATAGTCCATGCGCCAGCGCCACCATCCAATGAGGGGTCATAAGTAAACGAATACTCATATCCGGCGACTAAAAGTCCGGCAGTCATTGGCGTTAAAGCGCCATCAAGTAAAACCTTTTTAGAGCCTAATCCAGCAAGGTTAAGAGTTGTCGCACCAGTATTAGTGACAGCAACCTTTGTTCTGCAGCGCAGACCCTTAAAAAGAGCGGGTGGTGTTTTTAATAAGTTTGGAGTACCCAAAACCAAAGCATTAACTGAGCCCGAGTCATTATAAAAGTCTCCCCCACCTGCATAACAAGAAACACCTTTTGCTACCTGCTGAAGATCACCACCACTTAAAACAATTCCTGCCGTCTCAATTACTGTTTGTAATTCGCTAGGAACTTCATCCCATTCACTGGCGCTTAACGTATCGCCCGTTATTTTGTCATTTAAATCTTGCACGTCTGCGTCTCCTTAGTTGGCAAAAGCATCGCTAAAGTCATCACTAAATTGCTGTGTTATGGCCTCGAATATAATTCTGCAATTTGCTGGCTTTAGCTTATTAAATAAACATTCCAAAATTGTGATTGATTCATCACCAAAAAAAATCGGGAAGGTGTATGTGAATGCGTTTGGTTCATCGGTTGTGTATTGTATAACGATTGTAAATTTTGCATCTTGCCCAGCGACAATTTCAGCTTGCGAATAAACATTGACCACATAACCAAACAATAAGGCAACATTCTCAAAGTCTGATTCAGTTTGCACACCCAGAGATGCAAGCTTGACCATTACATCGCGGCGTCTTTCTTCTAATGTGCCGGTACCACTAAAGCACCCATCAGGTATACCAAGCGTTCGCTCCCATTCTTCTAGGAAGTATGTGGTTGTTGGAATATCAATCTCATAAGAAAATAAAGCTAACAAGTCAGACACGTCTTTATTGCTTGCTCCGATTCCCCTTAAAAAGCTACGATAAACAGAGTCTGGTATGTTTTTAGCTTGAAAAAGCTCACCATTTGGCAGGTGGTCTGCCAGAATTTGCGCTTGATCTTCAACGCTTGGGCTATTAAATAAAATCATGGGAATGTCACCGCGCCCAATACAGGATATTCACCAGTGCCACCGCCAATATCACCGCTTGGGCTTGATAACGTAAAACTCTGAACGCGGCTACCTGTTTGTGGATCGATTGTAGTTTGAATGGCTGCAATATATTGGTTTTCTGTTAATGGCTCGCCAACGATTGCAGAATCTAAAAACATAGCTCTTAGTTGCGCCGTGATTGCGTTTTGCATTGATGCAGTGTTAGGGCTTAATGCTGTGAATGTAAAATTAGCTGTGATGGGAGTAGGAGCTAAAACAATCACGTCTGCACTTGCCGTATTAGCAGGTTTAATTTCTAAGATTTTATTTTTGACCGCTGTAATTTCTGAGCCATCGGGAATTGGGTTATCATCATTCCCCCGGATAAAGTATATGGTAACCTGACCTAAAGCGGGGGTGATCTCGTACACAAAAACGTCTGTGACACCACTAACCAATTTAGCTTGATAAGTAATTTCGGCTACATTGAAATGCGCTACAGGGTTTTGGACACGATCCAATAGCCGCGCTCTTAGCTCTGTATTGGTCTCAATATCAGTACCACCACCGATGGAATTTTGATCGACATAGGCTTGCGTGTTAGCCCCAACGATAGGGGTTGCAAAGGTTAGACGTGCGTTGGCACTTTGGTTTTGATCTTGCCCGAATCCGTCAGAGGTAACGCTGACAGCCGCAGTTGTAAAGCTTGCCTGCGGCGACCCTGTTGCTGGGCTTGCTGCGCTTGTGGTCATCGTATAGGTAAACACGGTGTTACTTGTGACTGTGATGGTAAACGTGCCGTTATAAGCGGTCTGTGTTGCCCCTGCAATGGTTACGGATAGTCCGGTGTAAATGCTTTGCGCGCTTGCAAGTGTGGCCGTTGCTGTTGTGCCTACACTTGTCAGCGTAATGTTGACCGTATTAAGCGATATAGTCACATCCTGATTGACGGTGTATGTCTGCCCATCCGTTGAACTTAAAACAGTCCCTTGGTTGATTAGCGTTCCTGCCGTGCCAGTGGCCACAACAATACCCGTTGCTGTGGTTGCTGGGTTGCGAACAATACCCCAATAACTCGCCCACATTTCCAAGTATTCTTCAGCTGTGATAGGGATGCATTCTTGTGACAAGATTTTCAATTGCTGATAGAAGTCAAAAACTCGGTTTGCATTGGCTACCGCTTGCGCACCCATCCAAGATTCTTGAAGGAAAGGGTTAGCATTAGTCGGCAAATAAGCCTGCAAGTCTGCCTTGGCTTTGGTTTGTAATTCTTGCGGATTAGATGGGATTGTTAGCATAATTATGATCCAGTATTGCCCCATAGTAAGAAGTAACGGGTTTCAGTTATACCGTCAAAGGCGGTTATCTGTATTCTTGCCGTTAGCGTGTTTCTAGTAATGTCGCGGCTAGTCTCAACATAAAGGCTTTTTGCATAGCCATAATCTATTAGCCACTGCAAAGCCTGTTGGCAATAAGTCTTTGCTCTGTTAACCGTTTCATTTGTCAAGCGCGCTTGATAAAGCAGCCATAATTTAGAACCTAATTCAACGTCTGCAAATTGATTGCCAACCCACCCTCTGCGCTTTTGCGGTGTCGCTTCTTCTGTTGCGCTTGCGCGTCTGTCGCTACCGAATAATGAAAGTTGAAGCGCAGTATCAAACGAATCTAATTTCTCAAAGTCGCCATCACTCCCTATGCTTAAATCATAGTAACCGTCTGGCTTAGAAAATAGAACGTCTGTGTATGCCATTAGTTAGGTACCGCCGTATTGCCTGCGCCAGTAGTAACGCCGCCGTGCGTGTGTGTACTACCAACGGCTTTTCCATTGTTTGTTAGCGTTCCTGTCGTTGCTACGTTCCCTGTCACTGTGTAGTTCCCTGTGTGAACGATATTGCCCGTTATATTCAAGGTTCCTATATTAAAGTTACCTGTTGTTGCTGTCACGCTTAATGCGTTGACTCCTGTAATTGTAATGTTTTGACTAGATGCATTTAATGAGATTGCTTTTGTTGTAGCGGTTACCGTTTGCAAAGATAAAGAAACATCGTCTGCGGTAACTGTAATGTTTTTTGATGTTTGAGTGATATGTCTAGGAATCACAACTTCTAAATCACCGTTTTCCTTCAGGTACATGTATGCACCTGAAAGCATATTCTCTAAAACAGTTTCACCATCTTTTAAGTTGCGCTTGCGTGCCAATGGTGCAAATGGGATTGCTAATCGCGCAGATTCATTGCCTTGCTGATTGAGCATTGCCAATAATGACTTTCCTTGTGGTGCGCGTGATGTTAAACCGTAAGGCATTACTAAAGTAATGTCAGCCGTTTTCCCTAAATACGATGCTTGAGCCTGTGGTATTTCTTCACTGTCGTCTGTGTTGAGTGTTGATAACGCTATCTTGTTTTGGTTTCTATTCAAAGGTAAAACCTCCACCCGTATCATTGGTACGGCTTTGTGCTACTGGCTCACTTACCTGTAATGTATAGGCATCGCGATGCGTCAAACAAAATTGCGTTGTATGGCCATCATACAAATTAATGTTGTGGGTGATTCCTTTAATCAACATCATTGCATTGATCTTGCAATCTTCATCAACAACCTGAGCTAATCCGTTAAGCTCATAAGGCTTTAATGTAAGCGGATTCACTACCCCATCAATAGTGCAGTAATACTCGATTGATCTTGCTTTGCGGATGTTGGATTCCCATTTAGCGCGCTCTAATGTCGTGCTTTGATCGCTTGGGTTTTCAGCAATGATGGTCATGATGCGGCTTGCTCTGACTTCAGAATCAAACACTTCGCCACTTTGCACGTTAACAACATCCTCTAACGATGGCACACCAAAGTTATTAGCCCCGACTAAGTTAGACTGGCTGACTACTACATAGCGACCATAGCGGTTAGACCAATCAAAACTAGCTCGTGATTCAAGCAAATTGTTTTCGCCGTTAATATCATCTTTTAGATTGATGAATTTAAGCCCAGTATCAACAGGCTGGCCTCGTGTCACTACAATGTCACCATTTCCGTTTGTGGTTACCAACACTTGCTTTTTGCGCGCATGTTGCTCGATTAGGTCAAAGCAGCTTTGCTGAGCCTCGCAAGAAATAATGTCCTCTTTGCCAAAGTCAGAAACGGTTTCTTCTAATACGATAGGCTGACTTAACCCAATAGCATTTTGTGTTTTGTTGATAACATCACTCATTGAAATAGTGGGGTTTAGCTCAACAGCAGCAGCCCCTAGCGTTGAGTCAATAAGGTCTGCGGTTACATCACGTCCGGCCACCTCAACATTGTGATCACGAGCACTTACATTAGGGTTTAGGTAGTCCACGTATCCGGTCACGATAGGAACCCCATCGACTGCCACCTTAACGCTAGAACCAACCTTTATTGGGAACTCACCCGCGTCTGCATCTGTGGCGGTAATGTTGAAGGAACCGCTAAAATCATCAAGCGAACGGCTAACAGCGATAGACACAAAGTTTTCAAAAGGCTGACCATCAACTTCCATGTAAACCGTGGTCATTGCGTTAAGACCTCTACATCACCAACCATACTTTCAAGGTTGTTGCTTTTTGGCCGGTTAAGGTCGATCAATGTACTAAATGTTTCATCATAATCGGTCTGTTCTTTTTCGGCATAGTAGCTATAGGCCAACACTTGCAAAGGCATTCTGCGAGTTTCAACAGTCACCACATCTGCCGCAGTTAGCTTTTCTTGCTCCAAGAATGCGATAACAGACGTGCGAATGTTAGACAATTCAAGTAATACCGAAGGGTCAAGATCATAGCCTTGCAGCTTGGTAAACTCTGTATTTAGTTGGTTTTGCACTTGCTCAATAGCGTCAACTGTTGTGTATTCAATTTGGCAAGCCGCTTGATAGGCATAGGCAAGGTTTACCGATTGAACCGTATTTCTAATTAAAGCCGTGTTTGTGTTTGTCTCTACACGCTGCACAGTGGTCGGTTGATAGAATTGCGCGTCATCTTCAAAACCAAAAAACCTGCTATACACATCATAAAGAGTTTCAGGCGCATCAAATAACCCCTCAACATTGCCCATGATCTCAAAGAAGTCATCGGCTAAGTTTTGCGGTACAGGGATAAGCGAAGTAATGTTACTTCTAAAAGTAGTGATCAGATTGTTAAATGGGCTTACCGCGCTTTGCACTTGCGAGAATGTGTTAACAATGCTTTGTGTTGTATCTGTAAAAGTGTCAAATAATCCGACCGCTGACTCATAGCTTAAAGGGCTAATAGCGTTAAACGTATTAACAAAGCTTGTCTTTGCAGAATCAACAAAACCACTAATGCGCTGGCTAATAGACGATAGGGAGTTGGTGACTAGGCTAGGGTTAGTCTTAGCAAAGTTATAATCAAACTCCATTGTGATAGTGGCTTTACCTAAAGCCGCCATTGATTCGTCTAACGTATATGGGCGGGCTGTCACCTCAAAGCTTGACTCAAAGAAAGGGTGGCTAAGTGTGCCGTTCCCCGCTGTCTCTAACGCTTTTAAAAGTTCATCGCGTTTCTGAAAATAAGAACGCGGATCATTAGCATTTGCGCCGGTTATGATAGCGGTTAGCTTGAAGTTGCGAGGTTTAAAACCTAAGTCCTCAACGCTCTGTTTGTCAGAATTAACGTATTCATGCAAAACCTGCTTTCTTCCGCCAGAAGTAGTAGCAGATACAACCAAAAAAGAAGCACCCCTAAAACTACCACTATTTAGCTGATCTAGAATTGACACATTAACCTCCTCGTGTTAGTTTGATGCAAACACGAAAATTTAAAGGATGCGTATATGCTAAATAAGGAATATCTAAATGAGTGCTTTGATGCTGATTTTGAGGCTGGAACATTAACATGGAAAAAAAGACCTCTTAATCATTTCAAAAACAAAAATGCGTTTAATGTTTTTAATGCTCAACAAGCTGGAAAAACTGTTAATACAATTGCAAGGTTTTATAAGACTGTTGGCATAAATTACAAAAGATATCAACAGCATACCATATTGTTTATAATGTATCATGGATATAAACCATTTCAAATAGACCACATTGATGGTAATAAACTAAATAACTCAATATCAAATTTGCGAGAATGCACATCGTCACAAAATAACATGAACTCAAGCTTACAAAAAAACTCAACAACCAAGCTCAAAGGAGTCTCCTTCAATAAGAGAAAAAATAAGTTTGAGGCTTCTATAATGGCAAATTATGTTAAATACAGGCTTGGGCTTTTTGATACGGCAGAGGATGCAAAGCGTGCCTATAATGCTGCGGCAAATAAATTGCACGGATGCTTTGCCAAGATTTAGTTTTCGACCACCGCTAGTGGTTGCACTAGTGACCAAGAATTTAGCGCCTCGAAAACTTCCTTCGTTAAGTTGGTCTAATAGCGCCATTACTTACCACCCGCCATATTCTTGCCAGTGTTTCCGGTTGCGTTTGTGCTTACAACTTTCCCGTCTTGATCAACCTTGATATTTACATCAACACCTTTCTGCTTTTCAAGTGTCTTGATAAGCATCATCAATGGCGCTGTCATTGGGTTTGTCATTAGTGGATTAGATGCATTTTCCTTTATTGTAGAGCCAATACCTACCCCTTCTCGCTCTGATTTTGCTGCACCTGTAAGCATATTAGTTGCAAAGTCTAAAGTGTTTTTAATGAAGTCTGTTGAATCAAGAACACTGGTAATGTAGTCGCTTAGCGCAGTCTTAAATCCTTGCCATTTTTTTGACGTAGTATCCGTTCTAATTCTTGCAGCCTCAGCCGCTGCACCTGCACCATTAAGCTGTGCATTGTAAACTGTGAGAAACTCATCTTGCTTGTTGTTAAATTCAATCATAGCGCGTGAGTATTCACCGAATAACTCAGTAGTTACCTTTTGGCGCCTCTCTATATCTTTAATGCCTTGTACCTTCTGATAAAGGCCAGCGAGTTTTTGTATTGTTTGTTCGCCTGTTAATCCCTCAAATGACATACCTTTTGTTAATGGGCTTTGGCGTATGTTTTCAGTAATCCGCTTGACCGCTGTACCAGCTTCCGCCCCTGTGAACGTGCCGCCCAAAACAGATAGCATAGCCGTTTGCGCTTCAGGCGATAGCCCAATTGCAGAAGCCGATCCACCAATGTTATACATGCCAGAAACCATTTTAGAAATGGGAGTTCTGCCAGCCGCTTCAGCCGCCGCCAAGTTGTCAGCAATTCTTTTTGCGCTATCAGCAGCAAGGTTATTAGATGCAAGGATAAGTGCCGTTGCGTCTGCTGCCTCCGCAGGATCAATGCCCGAAGCTGATGCAAGCTGCGCAATACTCACCCCAACATCTGCAAGCATTTTTTCTTTGCCTTTAGCCATCAATTCAGGGATTGCGCTTGCAGTAACCCTAAACATGTCGATCATTGCTACGCCAGTTTGTCCTAGTTTAGCCCCCGACTGGAATGCCTGATCGCGCAAATACTCTAAGCTTTCGCCTGTGATTCTGTTTTGTGCGGATAAAGCGGCCAAAGCGTCCTCGGTCTCGAATACCGTGCGCGCTGTGTTTTGGGCTCCTTGGTAGGCCATATAACCAGCAGCAGCAGTCGGCAAGAACCTGCCAGCCATTGAAGCCATGCCCATACCGCTAACACCTGTGGGCGCAGCACCACCACCACCGCGCGTTGTAAAAGCAACCCCTTTGCCTGACTGCCTTTGCAGCGATTCCATCCGCTGTTGTACCTTTAACAGCTCGCTTTCAAACTTCTTTGCTGCGCTTATTTGTTTTGTGAATAGTTGCTGCTGAGCATTTGCTGATTGCTTAAAAACAACATTCATCTTTGACATTTTTTTATTGATGCGCTCAAAAGCCTCCTCTACCTTTTTAGCGACAGAGGTGAATTGATCAGTAGCCTTAATGTTGTAACTAACTGTAAAGCTCAATTACTTTTCCTTTGCTAGTTCGCAAATAATGTTATTGATCTTGATGGCTTCATCAACTGGCAAGCCTTCTAAGTATTCCAAAGTAACAGCCCCATTGCTATGCATTGCAGCCTTTAAAAATACTTCGGTTAGCTCGCTACTAGTTCGCGGTATACCGAAGCAATGATAAAATTTGCCATATACAACCCAAAAAGTTTTGTACCGTCCTCAATGCTTATTTCATCAAATAAGGCGGTAGTCATTTTGTATTCGCCTTCAATCTGACAAAGAGTGTCTGTAGTCATTAACTTTCTAAATTCATCAAAAGCCTCTGTAAAGCTAACCTTTTCAGACTTGCGAAACAGGCTAAGAATCCATTGCGCTAAGTCATCTATACTTGGGGCTTGCGCATCACCTTTAGACTCTTTTGCTGGCTTTGACGTATCCGCTTCTTCTTTTTGAGCAATAGAAAACATTTCATCTAGCTTTAATGCTTGGGCTCGATGCTTGTTTGTTGGGGCTCTTAATACTAAAAGCTGACCATCAAGCATTTGACCGCCAGCCGGTACTTTTAAAGGGCTTGATAGCCCGAATTGAAAATCTGCCATAGTGTGCCTCTTATGGTGTTATTGTTAAATTGTTGGAGCGTTGCCCTTCATTTCTACAGGGATAGTGCCATCGGATGATAGCTTGCCAGTGTAGTTATTGGTCAAAGCCGCCTCGGTGTAGGTGCGAGTCAGGTTTTTACCATCGTGGGTAATACCTGTTAACACCACCACATTCTGGTTCAAGTTTGCTTTGATACTGCGGATAAAGTTTAAATTATCAACAGTCGAACGCATCTCGAACTTGATCATGCCAATGTTTGTTTCAACATTATTTGAATAAACAGTTGACAAGATGCCGTTTCCAGCACTTTGAACCATTAATTCTTGTTCGCCAAAACCTTCATCAAACTCTACAGAGTTGGGAACGATGTTAATTGTGTCGCCGTTGATGCTGATACTAGGATCGGAAAGCTGCACAGCCATAAGATTCTCCTTACTTTAAATTAAACGGCCATGATTTTCATGGAAACCGTACTTTTCTCTGGCTTCAGATACAACAAATGAAGCAAGTTCCAAATCATCGTAAAAACCTAAATGCAAGCTTTTACCAAAATGCATTATTCTAGCATGCCATTTATTTAAGTTTTTATTCCAATTTACACCCATAACGCCTGAAGTATTGTTTTTGTGCATTCCTTTATTGCGCATGTTTTCATTTCTGCTAACAACTCTTAAGTTACAAAAACGATTATCTCCTTTAATTCCATTGATGTGATCAACTTCATATTCAGGCATTTCGCCTGTCATGTAAAAAAAAGCTAATCTATGCGCTTTATATGCAATGCTATCAATTTTAATGCGAACATAACCTTCAGGCATTACATAGCCAGCAACATCACCAACACAAGCATTATGGCAATACTTAGGAACCGCCAATCTGGTAAAAATACCAGTTGACGGGTCATAATGTAAAAGCTCTTTTAGTCTTTCTTGCGTAAGCATTTATATTAACCGTTAGTTGAGAACGTGATTTGCATATCAACCACAAGCGAGCGCAATTGAGTTACGATAGGTAACTTCATGCTTGCGGTCACTGATCCTGTTGATAAATCAATCGTGATTGTTAAATTATCCTTAAAGAATTGGCTGTAAGTTTCGCCAATCTGCACCAAAGACATTAAAGCTAAGTCTTGATACAGCTTACTAAAGAACGCTTCAATCGTTGCAGCATTAACCATCGAACTGTTGGGCAATACACCACCTAAAGTTAAACGGGTTTGAGCAAAACGAGCGCGGCAGTTGTTATAGAAATACTCACGACATGCGCTAGAGGTGTCAACGTATTCTAAGTATTTAAAGGTCACGTCAGGATTGCTTGCGCTATCTGTTTTATAGGTAGTTGCAACCTCTCCTAAAATAACTTCGGTGCCGCTTAAGTTGTTGCCAAAGATTGCCCCACCCGCCGCCTTAATAGCGTCTTGCTCTACAGCAGTCCAACCACGACTTGCTGTGCCGGTTGTGCGAGGCGACATGTCAGTAGGCATGTTGAAATATGGGAAACTTGCCATGTGCATACCGCCAACCTTGTCATTGCTACCTGTACCAGCAACAACCAAACTTGACGTGTTAGCGCCATCGGTCAATTTTAGCGCACGAATACCGCCTACCTGTGCAGCAGAAGCCCAAGGCAATTCGACAATGCTTGAACCTTTAAATGCTGATTCGTTAATCGTTTCATCAACAAAATAAACAATGCTTTGTGAGTTGCGAGCGTTTAATGCTGACAGCACGTTGGCATAACTATCAATCAAGGTTGAGATTGCAACGCCGTCAAGCACCGCGTTGGTTACATTCCAGCGATCGTCTAATAAATCCTCAACAATGCTAATGCTTGCAGTGTAAGGCCACAAGATTGTTTGGTACCGCATCCCGTCAATAACGTCAAACACTGTCGTTAAGGTTGGGTCGGTAGCCCCGCTTGCCATTGCTGTGATTGCAATGCTTACCCCTGCAACTGTACCGTCAACAACAAGGCCAATCTTATTGCCTAACGTGCCTTTGTTGACCGCTGTGAGTGTAACGGTGCCGGTTGAGTTACTAGCTGTAACTGGGCACTTAGTATTTGCATTGATAGCTGCCTCGATAGTGTCACCAATCGCTGTTGCTGTATCACTATTAGCAATATCAATGGTGAATGTATAGTTTTGCTCACTACCCACGATTAGCGTTACTGTACCGGCTTCCGTGGCTGTACCTGTAACAGTAAAGGCACCAGTCGCAGCCGTGCCACCACCTGCATCGCTTAAGATGATCGCATCCACACGGCTTACACCGTTTACCTCTCGGATGTTGCGATATTGCTCAGCAATCATTGAGCTTTCTCCGGCCAATGTTCCAAAATCTGAAACACTACCTAATTGCGTGTATAGTTGGCCGCTTGTTGCTGTACCTGCCGAGCTTTGCTGACCAACAATTAAAACACGCTGCTCTGTGTTTCTAATCGTTTGGAGAGCGCTTGATATAGTAAAATCAAAATTTGGCTCTTTAATAATGGTTGCCATAACTATTCCTCGCTTTTGGCTTTTTTGGGTTTAACATCCTTGGCTATTTCGGCATCACCATCGCGCAGACGTTTACGCCAAAAAAGGTCTAAGTTTATATTAACAACTTGATCTGTTTTGTAATTATCAAAACTTTTTAAAATTCTAACTTTCAAAATATCCCCCCAATTAAAAAGTAACTGCTATGGATTTATTAAGCCATGCGTCCTTTCCATGCTTAAATCAGCATTCATTTTTTGCTTAAGCTCATTCGCAAGCGTTATCACGGATGCTAAATCTGTAGCGTCTGGGCTAGATACATTAGCAATTGCTGGCTGCCTTCCGCCGACAACTTGATTGTTATTAACCTTTAAGACAGCACCATCTACAAGGTTTTGATCCATTTTCCAGTTAAGCTGGCTTATGTATCCAGAATTAACAATCCTCCCAAAAATTGCGCCAGACGTTTCAAAAAATTGAAGCCCAGGATCCCCGGCGGTTCCCAATGCGCTTAATGTTGAATCAGAATGCACAGAGTTAAACATGACATTGCTGCCCTTGCCTAATAGCTGATCAGCAAAAATCTCAACGTCATCACTTGTTGATTTATATACTGCATTTGACTCGTCTCTAACAGTAAACAATACACCTTCCGGCAATCTGTAAACTATCCATTGAGGCGCTAATGTGTTTGTATTATCTGTAGCGGCATAAGGAGACCATACAACTAAAACGGCATAATCATCTGCTAGTCCATCCCATAAACCAGTATTAACGGATGCCTTTTTTAGCAAATATCTTGCACCATTTGATGGGCTAACCGGTGGGGTAGTAGTAGTTGAAGATAATACATTGATATTGATTACAGCGTCCGACCATAATAGAAACGAGCGCAATTCGTTTAAGTACTTTTCTTTGAAATCAGCATAAACAATTTGATCGCTATTAGCGCCGTAAAGTATCGTCATTTTAAATCCCTCTTAACTTGGAAAAGATTCTCCAAAAGATTCAGCAAAACCTAAATCTGTATCCTCTAGCACCTCGTCTATATTAACGTCTGCTGTATATTCTGTCACGTCACTAAATTGATTTTTAAATGTTAAATATAAGTCCCTAAATGCTCTAGTAGCATAGGTGTCATTGGTATCATCATTCGTGACTTGTATGACTTGCTGAAAATCAAACTTGTGGACGTAGTAAGCACCCGTATAGCCTTGGAAACTGTCGCCGTTATAACTTAAAGTTGATTGCGTTTGGCATGACAAATAAGTGGGGAAGTTTACCCTAAGCAATGCCCTAAACAAAAACGGCCTGATAGTTGTCTCTATATAGTCACGCTCTTTACGCCCGTTTTGATCTCTAGGTGATGTGCCCTTGTTAGGGAGAAACGCATAAACCGACATATTGCTAATGATTTGATGATAGTAGTCACCCTGCATCCCTTGGGTGATCTGAGCATCATTAGTGTTCAAGCGGTTTTTATTTGCGAAGTAGTCACCTAAAACCACAAACAACCATATCGAATTGGCAGATTGAGCTGTGTATGAGTTGTTAGCTGTTTCAATATCAACCGCCGCGCTTACCTGAAACTTAGTGTTTATCTTAACTGTTGCTGTGCTAATTGGCGCAGTCATAAACTCAAAGTCAGGGCTTAAATCAAAGCGTATTGTTGTTGAGTTCGGAACTGTTATTACTTGATGAATGTCGTTTAAACCATAAGGGTAAGTTTGGAATAAGTATTCACCCTCTAGGTCTGGGCTACCTACGTTAGCAATAACAAAATTTAGCCGATTTGGTACACCTAAAAGGCTGTATGTATTTACCCCAATTTTAACTGTTTTTGATTCGCCACGATAAAGGCTTAAATCATGATCAACCGCGGTTGTGCAAACAATCGTATCCCCGTCAATGTAGGAATCTGTGATAAGCGTAGGTGTCTCAACTCCACCCAAAGAAAACAACTCACCTACAGATAAACCATGAGCCGTTCCCGTTGTTAGCTGCCAAGTATTACCGCTGACCTTTATAATAGTCGAAGGGGTAGCCGACTGGCTTAGTCCGGTCATAGTGCCGATGCTGGCTTGTATCTGTTGGACTACGTCAGCCGCCTTCACTTCAAACGCTTCCCTATTTCTTTTTCAATGATGCCGCCGATCTTGTTTTGCTTGATCGCATTGATTGAGTTTAACAATCCCTTACGAGCGCCCATTCTGGCGGTGCCATTCTCTAACCATCCTGCATAGTACGCGCTATTGCCAAACTCTAATTCATCCCATCCGCTAACATTAAACCCAATGGATTTTCGGTAGTTTCCAGTTAGGTTAGCCGGCGTTTCACCTTCAGCAGACGCACGATGCAAGCGCCCTGCAATTCGGTACAATCGCCCACTCTTAGGGCGCGCTAATACTTGCTTTATAAATTCCTGCTTGAGCATATTACCAACCAAGAAAAGGCCGCCACGAGCCCCTAATTTAGTCATAGCCTCAATCTTTGACGGGTTAAGCCCCTTGATGTTAGTAGTTATTGTTAGCATTCAAATAATCCCCGCGCTCATTGCACGACAATTTTAACCACTCATGGCGGCCATCTAAATCCTCAACCTTGCGAATCTTTAAGCGTACACCGTCAAACAATACCCAATCTTGCGCCGTGATAGTGTCATCATAATAGACGTAGAACTCGTGAGTGATGCTGTGCTCTTGGTTTGTTTCGTCAAAGATGGTTACACCGTTGACGGTTTTAAGCATCGCAAACACGCTGGCCTTCGTGTCAAAGTCGCTGATATAGTCAACGCCGTTGTCACCTTGAATCGCTCTGGTTTGTATCTCAATAAAGCGGTCAAGATCACCCGCGCAAATTGTACGCCGGCGCCCGTGTATCGTTTCGCACCTCATACCACAAAATCCAATATACGGTATTGGTTAAATACTGCACGCGCAATAGCCGGAGCTGATGAACAAGTGCAACCACTCGAACAATCGCCCTTGTCCTCATACAAAGCAGAGGCGAACGCTAATAGGGCTGTTTTAAGGCTTGGCGGTAATGTTATGCCTTGTGCATTGTCCTCACTGTAACCGGCTGTAAACTCAATACTGATTGATTGTTGGCGCTGAATGTTTATAGGCCATGACGTTGTGGGGAATATCAAGGAGTACGATTCTTTGAAAACCACGTAATAATCGGTCGGGTTAATAGTTTGCTCAACATCATTTGAGTCAAAATACTTGATAGAAGTAACAGCACTAAAAGGAGACTTGCGGATGCAAATAGGGTTAGTGTTATTAGGAGCAGGCTGATAATAGTAAGCAGGGTATCCAACATAGGCCGGCGACTCCCCATTGTCACCGAATACATCACGGTAAGTTTTGAATGTTTTTAAATACAATTCACGCTTGGTGTAATTTTCGACTTCTTGCGTAGCCGCTGCAATGATCATTTGCAGCGTAGCAGTCTCAGCAGCTATCTGCGCAACATTAGTCATCTTTAACCATGCGGCTAACTCAGCAACCGTGATAGGCGCTGTTTCGTTTGTGGTTACAAATAAATAAGGTTGAGCACCTGTAGCTCTTAACATTACTTAGCCTTTTTGGTTTTGGCTGCTTTATTCTCAGCAACAGGCTTTAATTCTTTATCTTCAACTACAGGCTTAGATTCTTTTACTTCTACAAGGTAGCCATTATCTAGCATGATTTGCAAAGACGCATCGCTAACACCTTCTACAGTGTCGCCTTCTTTTGCAATGATCAATCGTTGACCATCTTGGAATTTTAAGCGTTCAAGTTTTTCAGTTGCTTTAAGCATATATCCACCATAAGAAATAAGGGCGACCTAAGCCGCCCTATATTCGTTATACAGGCATTAACTCGCCTTTTTGCACCGCAAGCACCATTGCTGTTGCGCCAGTAGTTACACTGGTCGAAACAATCTGTGAGCGAACATATTGCAAATTAGAGAAAACACCTACTTTTGACACGGTGCCTGCCGCTGCTAATGCAGCAGTTAAAGCCCCTTCACTGCCAATTAACTTTGTCGATGGAATGTCAGCCCATGTGCTGCCATCCGCAGACTCTTGTAAGTTTAATTGATAGCTACCGTCTGTACGCGATGGCAAAAAGAACAAAAACATCAAACCCATTTCATAATCAGCTGTGTCAATAGACGAGCCGTTAGTGGTTGTGTTTGTTGAAATCGTTGCGGTTTGTGCGCATACGGTTTTCAGATCGCTTGAAATATCTTGAATAGCCATTGTTAAGCCCTCCGATTAAGCTTTAACTTTTAAGCGTTTGAATGAATCAAAGCTAGTTACATCACCACCCACACGCTTGGTCAACATGAACTCTACAGTTCCGGTTGATTTGCTAGTGAACGGATCGCGTAAGACACGAATGCCAAAACGATCTACGATCGTGTAACCACGGCGAAAATCACCATAAGCTACAGAGTAGGCATTTGCGGCAATCGCTTGCATGTCATCAGCAAACACAATGGGGCGACCCAATAACATCATAGGTTGCGATGGGGTTAAGAAGAACGTGTTAAAGATGAACTGGCCAGCAGTATCTTCTAACGTGGTTAAGTTTCCGAAGGTTGCGCGCTTCATTAACCATACTGCGTTAGCTTGGTATTCTTCTTTGACGTCGCTTTGTAACAACTTGTAGTCTTGCGCATCAATAGCACCGCTAGTTGTCGAGGTACGAGTACCGATCTTGCCGCGCTCATAGGTATTTACATCAGAAGCGTCGGCATAATCTAAGAACCCACGAGGCTTGCTTGCGCCATCACCTGCAACGAAGGCAGTATTTTCTTGGCGGCTAAAACGCTCGCTACCACGCATAACGACATAGCTTTCTAAATCAAAGCCAATGTCATCAATAGCTTTTTGGCTTGCCGGGATAATCGCTGCTAATTCGTGAACAGGGATCACCAATTTGCCGAATTGATTAGTAGCTACACTTGAAACGGTAGATACTTCACCAACCCAACCACCTGCGCCTACTTCGTTGTCATCAATGATGAACTCTAAAGAATCGGTGCCGGTCGTTTGTACGCTTGCAATAGAGCGCATAGGCGACGTTTCAAATACGCGATCAATGATCGTTGAGCTACGTTGCGGCATTAACCAGTAACCGCCATCAGGGTTGCTACCAACCAAGAAGGTTTTTACTGCGATGTCGCGGTTTTCTTCTTCAAGCACACATTTTTCGGCCATTTCTTTGCATACCATGTCGATATACTTTTGGTCTGGCGTAACTTTGCGCTTTAAATAGGCAAGGATTTGTTTTTGGTAATGCTTTTGATCTTCTGTCAAGCCATCTTCAGAAGCTTCGCCAGCAACAGCGCGTGACAGCTTTTTCTTTAAAAGAATAACATCATCTTCTAAAGCTTTTTGAGCAGCCAATTGTTTTTGGTTTTCTTCTTGGATTTTCGCAAAAGTATTTGCGGCTTCTTCAGTAGCGCGTTTAACTGATTCGCCAACTAACGAGTCAACTTTGCCTTCCATGTTTTTAACAGCATCTTGGGCAGCATTGACAGCGCTAATGGCCTTTTCAAACAGTTCGTTTGTTTCCATTGATAACACCCTCTAGTTTGGTCATAAGTAATGTGTGGTGAGCTTTTTCAAGCGTTGCACTCAGTTTATCAAGCGATTCCTCGCTCTCTTTACCTAGACCACCCTCTCGGTGTTCGGTATTTCGTTTGATGTTTCCTATAAAAGACTTTGCAGCCTGTTGAGAGAATCCACCAAAGATAAGCAATTGTTCCATATCTTTAATAGATGCACAAGCCTCAACCATTGTAAAGTCAATACACTTTTCAGACCATGGCGCTGTTAAATCCATTTTCCCGTAGTATTGCTCAATATGATTTTGCACTTCTGCGCGGTCATCTTCTGGCAGGTCTACACCACCACGCGCCCCACTTACAGCAGCAGCAGCAGCAAACACCCCACGGGGTACAGCCACCAATTGCCCATCAATTACATCAGCAAACGGTAATTTATATGAAGTAAATTCATCACGATTTGCAGCGTCATACCAAAAAAAGGCGCGCTTATAGTCTGCGCTTGGTGATGTTTCACTATCAGTAAACGCACGAACTCTAGCAATAGCAGCCTCACTATCCCATTCGCGCCCACGATCTGCCAATGGTAGATCACCGAATGAAGTGGCGCTTTTAACCATCGTGATATTTGCGTTTGCGTTCATTGGCTCAGATACTAATGACACCTCCCACAATTCAACCTCTTTAATGACGCGGATTGTTCGATCACCTTTTTTAATTGTCTCAATGTTGTTTTTGCGATCAGGAACACTAAAGCCAATACTCATATCAGTAAGCACGCCCTGCTTTGCTAATGCATAAACCTCTTTGCCACGCTGTACCTCAAGGTTAATCTCACCCTTCATATACAAGCCTTTCTCATCTTCATAGGCATCAGCAGGTGGAAAACCGCCTATCAATTCTGCGCTATCATGCCCATAGTACATGCGAACAGGACGGCTATTTGTTTTATGGCGATCTAAGCTCTTAATGAATGCACCGCGCTTAATCTCATCATTGCCGCGATCAATATCCCATGTTGACGCATAGCCTTCTATGATGCCGATCTGTACGCCGTTTCTCTCTTCTTGTTTAACGTCAGTAGCTAAGAATTGAACGCTCTTATATTCTAAATTCATGCTACAACCTCCGCTGTAAATTCAGCCTGTAGAAACTCCCTTTCAACCTGTACGATCTCATCACCGTTATCTGGCTCTTTTCCTACAATAACCTCAATTGTCATTGTCATAGGGTCAGCGATTAGATCATGGCTAATAACATTGTCATAATAAAATTCGGATCCTGTAGCAATCTCTGTTAATTTGATTCGTGCCATTACATTAACCCCATCATCCAAGAAAAGTTCTCCATTACGCTATCAACACTAGATCCAATTGGCGCAACCCTAAACTCTAGTACGTCATTAGCAGCTAATGTCATGATGTCGTTAAAAGCAATCGTGTCGGCTTGGTTATATACAGATGCTCTTCCTTTAAATGTCTGCCCACCATTAGCATAAGCCGTGCCGTTTACAAACAATTGCAAATCATAGTTAATACCAGTTGCACCACTAGCACGTCTCAATGATCCTGTTGCCGTTACCCAATAATCACCGGCATTTGCAACTGTTATCTGCATTGTTGCCGATCTAGTAAGCCCTGTTGATTGAGATATTAAAACGTCTGTGTTATTGCTAACAATCTTAACAAAGTTACCAGCCCCAGTACTTACCGTGCTTGTAGAGTTACCGCTAAATACAAGGCCACCATACGGGTAAACACCTGTGAATGTGTCGTCATATCCTTCACACCCATGAAAGTAGACGTTAGAATCATCATCTAGGGTTGTAGTGCAAAGATTGCCAGCATTACCGCTTAATGGGGTACAGTTTAAAAACTTTCCTTCTGTAAAATCACCTGTAGTTAGATTCTCAAATAAGAATTGGCTAGCGGCCATATTGTAAACGCAATTCTCGATGCGCAAATCAGTGTGAGTGCTTGTACCGAAGTTTACGATGTCAACGGTTTCTTGTGTTGTTCCTGTAGAGAAATCATCAAAGCGAGTGAATACAAATGTTCCTGTTAAGCTTAGTTTGTCAGTTATTGAAGCGGTTCGACAATTCTTAAACCATGTCCTACCGGTTGACCCAGCCCAGCTACCCATCTTAGATGTGGCAAATCGACAACCCCACACGCTAAAGTTAACCGTTGTCGTCATACCGAAGATTGAGCTTCCTGAATTGGCAGTACTCAAACCAACATTGTATAAGCCACCACTAACACTAGTTGCTTTAATGAGCTTATGAGAGGTTAGGGCGTTATCAAGGATAAGATAATCCATAGTAGGATCGCCACTGATAGAGGCGACAACTGATCCAGCGCTCCAAGTCAATTCACCTTCAACAGTAACACCCCCGTTCACAAGGTAAAGCGTGTTAGCCGCTAATGTAATGACGTTAGCAACAGGCGTTGGGAATGCATTTCCTTCTGGCTGTGTTGGCTTAACTACAACAACATTATCCCAATACAACATAACGCTATCGACAAAATCACGCATATTAGAAGCAGTGATTGCTTTTACGTTGTTATTTGGGAAACTGGCTATGAGCGCAGCATAATCAATTTGTGTCACCCTATCACCTCCACCGCTGTACAGCGGCAATTAATCGTATTGCCTGCGCTACCCATTGGGTCTGCAGGCCACCTCAACAACTCACCCCCAACAACAAAAGACTCATTATGAGCAACAACCTGCCCATTAGCAGCTCTATGCGCTGGCCTTACTCGACCATCGCCCATGGTTTGCCAAGATTTGCGAATCCTTAGCAATAAGCCAGCAGCAGCTAACTCATTCCCAATTGTTTCGTATTCTATGTTTTTTGAACCTTCTGCGCCATTATTAACTTCAGTAGCCGCAATAGTATCTGCGCGCCATAAATTAGTATTGCGCAAACTTTCACGCGCAACTTCAGCGACCGCTTTTTGTGTCACTGGAATTTCTAAATCAATGAGCGCAACTGTAGCAGCAGCAATCGCCGCTTCTAGTTCTTTTTGGTTTGTGTCTGTAATTTCTTGCGCGCTTCTAATGCTTGAACTAACAGCAAAGTTTGCCAGCTTTTCATCTTTCCTAATCTCAATGTTTTTTACAATCTCACCTAAGCTTAACCGAGCCGCCAATATAGCCGCTGCAAGGTCGCTATCTTCATCTTTTTCTACTGTGTTCCCCCAATAGTTTGTCAGCCATGTGTATTCTTTTAGCAGCATGTCTAAAAAGTCTTGGTGGTAGTCTTGCGCGTTGAATATAGCGCCGGTTTCTGAATAAAAGCGGGTGGCTTCGTCTGCTAGCTCATTCAAAAGAGCAAGCACCTTTGGGGCAAACTTTTCTTCTTGCCTAAGCTTTTCTGCATGTTGTTGTTCGGCTTTAGCTCTTACGGGCATGGCGTACCATTAGCACTGATTCGATGTACTCATCACTGAACGCTTGCGAACCATCCTTATTCTTAATCGATCGCAAATGCTCGCGGTATGCTTTGGAATCTTCGTCTAATTCGTCTGTTTCTTCGTCTGTTTCTTCTTCTGTTTCAGCCTCACCAATAGCCACTAGGGTCGATGGCTTATAAATTTGATCGCCACCTTCACGGTCTTTGTAGCCAATGTTTGTGCGCTGCTCATTGTCGCTCAATAAGCCCAACTTGCTAACAACTTCAGCCTCTTTATAAATGCGCTCTTTTAATGCTGTAATATCAAAGATTGAATAGCTGTACTCTAACTCTTCTGTGCCATACATAGGCATAAGAAGGCGCGTTAATTCGTCTAACAAAAAGTCAGCTTGCGGTAAGATCGACTGCTCCCAAAATAGCGCATTGCTTACCTTTAAATTATCCATTGTCATATTGCCAGCAGCAACCAAAGGAAGTGGGATGTAATAGGCCGTATAAATGTCATCACGCACCTTTTCTCGGTTCTCTTTAAACTGCATTTCGGTATTAGATAGTGCCACGTTCTCAGGCTTAACATTATCCGCAATCACTTGACGCCCTGCATTTTGGGCTCCCTCGTAAGCCTTTACTTGTTCTTTCATGCGCTCAAATTGCGCATCAGTCATAGGGTCAGAGTGCTGCCAAGACCAAACCAAAGAAGGCCGGCCACCACGCTGCAAAATAGAATAGTTGTTTGTGTCTGCTGCTATGTATTGCTGAATTGCCAACCATAATGGCTTAGCTTTGGATAACCCACGATAGAAGCTTGTTTGAGATGGGTTGAAGTCTTTTATGTGCCATAGTTGGCGATCATGGTCACGATTCCAATAGCGCAACATGCCGCCTAGCTCATCTTCCTCATCAAGATAAAAATACTCTGTGCGGCGATTATCGCTATAGGTGTACGATCTTGGCGCATAGCTGCCATCGTATGAGTCGCAACTAATGTAAGCAGGTGAAACGACATAAAGCTCCAAAGGCTCACGATCGCCCGTTACAATGACAAACACCTCTCCGCAAATATCAAAGTACGCGCATAATGCCTTAAGGAATGACGTTCCAGACTGTATTGGGTTTGGCTTGGTGAGAATATCTAACTGCTTAGGCCTTGTTTCAAATTCTTCTGTGTTGTTGTTGTACACCTTAAGATCGATAGAGGCGAACGCATCTGATCGTCTATTTACCGCATCAAAGAAAGGCATACACTCTGTATAAAGCCGGATTGCCTCGTAAGCGTACAGGTCATATTGTCGGTTAAAGTAGAGGTAATCTGCAAACGATTGCTGTGGCACAAATGATTTTAATTCTGTTGATGGCTGAAAGTTTTTTTCATCTTCAAAGGTGATGGTGGGCGTTATGCGCTCAAATGGAATTACGCTCCCTTTCATTTAGATAATCCTTAAAGATGGTTCTGGAGTTGATTTTAGCATTAAATCCGTCAAAGCATACACCATCGCATCTATTCGGTCAGGTGATTTTTTTGATACCATTGGCACATATTCCTGCATTTCACTTTCTAGCGCGTCCAATCCTTCAGCGTGTGCGATTTTATTTTGTTCATATAATGCCGCAATAGGCTCTGCCCTTGCAAACTTTCCTTTGTTCGCATGTACCTTAATCACTTTTATTTTAGGGTCAATTTGTTTTATTACTGTATCAACCAAGTCACCCCCTTGGTTTACTTCTGCCACGATATAAGCGGCCTCGTGCTTGTGATATGCGTTAACAGCAGCTTGCGCCCATTGCAGAGGAGTTGCCTTCATTGAGTAATCAGCATCAACTCTGCCAATCACCCCATCAGTGGAGCAAACAACGATCCCTGTATTGTCACTTTCTGCCTCGCTTGTTACCGCAGGATCAAGCCCGACAACGGTTTTCTTTGCCTCTCCAAACTCTAAGTTTTGTGCTTGCGTTATCATATCGAACGTCCATAGTGCTCCCTCTACGTCATCAAGAAATTGCCCCAATATAAACCGCGCTTGCTCTCGCTTTGACATGCTCATAAGCACTTTTTCAATGTACCCCTTACCTATGTTTTTTTCATTGTCTTTTGGATTCATTAAAAGAGAGCCGTAATTATCGCCTAATATCGTGCCGTCAACAGGATGTTTGCCTTGTATAAACATCGGGTAAGACCAATGCTTTTTGCTTGGCGGGTTCATATCATAAAAGAACTTAAGCATTAGGCCGCTATTTTCAGCAAGGCGCGTCAATAACATTTGTATTGCATAGTAACTTAGTTGGCTGCACTCATTAGCTAAAATCGTTGAGTACTCATTCCCTAAGATTTTTTCTGTGCGTTGCTTGTCATCAATGCCGCCGAACCAGAACTGACTACCATTATGAGGCAGCTCAATAAACCAATCTGATTTGTTCTCTTTGTATTTGTATTGTGGGTATAGCAGCTCCCATATCTTAGGGAATGTGTCATACCATATCGAGGTTTTAACGTGGTTAAACTTCTGCCTTACAATTAAATGCCTAGACTTAACAGCCATACCCCTATTGATTACAGAGGCTATATGTATCGCTGTCTTGCCAGAACGAGAACCCCCGTAAAGCATGGAGTGCATATTATTTGACTGGACTTGTATTGCCTCTAGCTGCCTAGCTGTCGGTACGAATGACACCGGCAAACTCACTCGGTATTGTTACAGTCACGCCGCCGCTATGCTCAGTCTGTTGCTTATCGCTCATACCGTGGTTTGTGCATAGCATTAACTTTGTTATGGTTGGGTTGTAGTGCCCTGACAGGCCAGAATTAACAAGCCTTTGTTTCTGTGCATTCAACAATATGTCAATTGTGTCCTTAAACTCAGGGTAATCATCAATCCATCTATAAATTGCAGACCTTGCAATCTTTTCATGCAGGGCATATCCCTCAACAGTTGGTAGGTTAACACGCTGCATAAGCTGATATGATTTTGACCATCCTTTTTCACCGTCTGCCTCAGACTGCGTTCGCTGTATGTCAACGTCTTGGCACATCTCAATGTAGTCTAATACAGACTTAGGGTGATAATTTGGGTCGTAATCTGTTGGGCGGCCGCCTGCCATTACTTACTACCTGCCTGATACTTATAGCTTGCCATCACTTCTAGCTTGTCACCTTCAATCGTTATTACTAATCGGTCAATAGATTTAGAATCAATCTCATTCTTGATTAGCTCTTTGATCTGATTTAGCGCCTCATTAGAGGGCAAGTGCTTTACTTTGGCCATATAGGTGTCTTGGTGTTATCTATTGGGAATGGTTTTGTTAAGTCCATTACTTTACCTTAAGCCTCGCTTTCAACTGTTTGACTAACTGGCTCGCTTTCGTTCGCACTGCTTTGCATCCTTTGCAACTCATCATCTTGCCTCAATGTTTCTGCGTATTGTTCTAATAGGTTAGCCGTTGCTTTTGGTACTAGCAGCTGCTTAGTGATCCACCCTTTACGCTCAAGGCTTTTAGTATAACGCTCTTTGATTGCTTTGCGGCCTATAGTCATTTATTTGCAGCCCTTTCTAGCGCGTCTGTTTTGGCCTTGCTACCGCTACTTGAACCAAAGTAATAAGCAATCACCCCCGTCCAAGAAGTCCCCAAGGAACCAAGCAATAAAAGGACTGCATCGCCACCTACTTCTGGCTTGCCGTATTTAATCAAATAAGCCAGCGTGCTAAAAAACCCAACGGTCACTATCATTGCCAAAAGCCTAGGGGTTGAGCTATCCCCCGTCTTAATCTCGCGCTCCCTTGCGCTTGCCTTGTCAGCAATTGCAAGCTCTTCTAGTTTGATGCCGTTATTTTCTAGCGTTTGCTTAAAATCTAACTCTAGCTTTTTGAGCGCGACAATATCCTCAGGCCGTAACCCTTGGGATATAAAATTCTGCACCTCTTGTTCGCTTGCTGAAGGATTGCCTAGCAGTTGATCGGCCAAAATCTTGACAGCAGTTCCAGCCAAAGGTGTACCGAAGGCGGTTGCCAGTGCCGGAGCTACTGTAGAAAGTGTTTTTTTCCAATCAAATGACATAACAATTCCTTTTGATGAATGGCATGACATTTCCGCTCTAATTGCGTGGTGTGAGAGGCCATACCATTAGCACTATAATACCATTAGGTTACGCTTGCAAGCATTTCTTGTAGGTCAGAAGGTGTTAAGCATTTAATGGTAAACACCCCATAACCAATACCACACTCCTTGAAAATGTAGAACGGGTATTCGGGCTGCTTGATCTTTTCCCATGGCCGCAAGTTTTGCGCCTTCCATTGGTTTAAATCTTCATTGTTCTTGATTAAGTCCATTTGATTCGTCCGCTATTTGATAATTTCTGATCAGTTTATCAGGGTCATTGTGTGGGTGGTAGGTGTCAATTATACGGTCAACTGATTTTGACTCTCTAACACCAACCATTGCTTTAATGCCTTTTAAGTGGTTAAGCGCCACGTCTTTTTTACAAGGCGGCTTTGGAAGCGCCAACTTCTCGTATGGTTTATGAATAGGGTCAGTTTTTGAGAATGACAAAATATAAGGGATGCTTGGCCAGCTATCGTCTATCATTGCGGCTTTAAGTCGCTCAAACATAGCGTCTTGCTGATCCTTGCTTAATTTGTCGATCTTAATCCCCCATTCAACCAAGGCCACCTCTTGGCTCTCTTTTGTTGGCCAAGTCCGATTGAACTTTGTTTCGCCATAAATGGTGGCTATTCGGCTAAAAAAGTATTCCCTTCTTTTTTGCTGAACCTCAGAAGTCGGTATGCCTGAGGCCGTAGTAGATTGCGTTGGTGCTGTTATTAGGTTGTTTATGTGCTGCATTTGCTTGCCCTCTTGGTTCAAATAATCCCTGCCATCCGTTCCGTATGCTTGTGTCTACAATGTCTTGCTGTGTTTTAAAGTCATATCTGCACAAAAACTCGATTTGTTTTTTTTGCGCCCTTTCGGTTAGCTTCTTTTTAATGTCTTTGCGATGGTCAATAAAATCTTGCCATGCTTGTTCGTTTAATAGGTGTGTTAGTTGCATTTTGCCTCCTCTGTTCATAGTTTAACCCCTTTCATCCCGTGACCTACCTATCACGCCGCCTAGCAATGCGGTTAATGGATTACTCAGTATCCTCAAGGGTTCACTAAATACCTAGCTTACCTTGCAGTCAATCCCAATATGACTGTCTCCCATACAAGCTTGCGTCCTTGTATGCATTAGGCTACGGCTATCATAGGGTTCACCTAATGCGTTCCAACGGTTTGTCACGGTCGCGGGTGTTAAGGGGTTCACTAGCCCGCACTTTTCTACTTTGCTTTACTCCCACGCACCGACAAAGACGGCCTTTTTAACGTATGGGGCACGAGCCTAAAAAAATTTGACCTAATGGGACACAGAGGGGTTTAACTATAAATCGAAAATGCTATACTTGATCTATGGTTTAAACGCGGCTGGTACGCTTTAAATCAGATCGTTAAGGCGGCTAATCCTTAACGACAAGCCAATACTAAACCCGTCTACCTACAAAGTAAACGGGTTTTTTTATGCATATAAGCCAGAAACATATAAAAATCGCTCTTTTTTATACATATCTACCCTATAAGGTCAAACTTTAATCCTTTAAGAATCAATTACTTACCCATAAAAGGGTGTTTTTTTACGATATACCCTAAAAAAAGCTTTACTTGGTACGCTAAACGGCCTATAGTACGCTCATAGGGTGATTGATCAGCCCTATTAACCAAAGACAAACAAGGGGAAGCTATGAGCATTAAACCACATAAAAAAGGATTCATTGGCCGAGTTTATGGCGTGCCTACAGTTATTGCGCCAACACGAAAAGAAGTTATGCAAACTCTTATCAGGCTTTTAGAGGGCTTGAATGATGAGCAATGAGCATAATTTAGGGATGGTTGAAGGTCGCTGGTATTACAAATACAAGGTGGCCAATGAGCCTTTCCAAACAAAGCTATACGACACAAAAGAACAAGCAATATCAGAAGGGGTTAAGTTAGAAAATGAGCGAGCAGTTTTATTGTCACTTTTGCCGGAATTACAGGAAAACGGAACTTTTGAAAAAGAGCTGGAAGTACGGCAACAACCAAACCAAGCGGCAATGTAGACCATGTTTTGAGAGGCTAAACAAATGAAAAAACGACTAACACTTGAACAAAGACGCGAACAACTAAGAAAAGAGTTTATAGGCAGTGATGACCAAGCCGAATGGTTATACCAAGATGCGGCGTTATGCTTGCGCTATGGCGGTGAGATTACTGAGGATCACATGCAAGCAATCAAATATAAGCACCGCAAACTGGTACAACAAAAAGCACAACAAGGAGCGCCGTTCTAATGAAACTGTACGAGATAACTGACCAATACAATAACGCGCTCAACGAGTTGCTTTACAATGAAGATATACCGCAAGATGCTGCAATTGATACGTTAGAGGCATTAGAAGGTGAGCTTGTAGCAAAAGGTCAAAACGTGGCTGCATTTATTTTAAATTTAAACTACGACATTGAGACGCTAAAAGCGCACGAAAAAACCATCGCAGCCAAGCGTAAAGCTATGGAATCAAAACAGGAATGGTTGCGTGAGTACCTGTTAACTAAAATGATGAAAAGCGGAATAACAGAAATTAAAGCTATCGATGGCAGCTTTAAGGTCAAGTTTAGCGAAGGCCGCGAAAGTGTTGTAATTGACAATGATGAATTGATAGATGAAAGATTTTTAAAAGTAAAAACGGAGGTGAGCAAATCAGCAATACAAGAAGCCATTAAAAATGGTGAGGCAGTAAAAGGCGCACACATTGAGAAAAAACCATATATAACCATTAAATAAAGAGGGTAAAACCATGGGATTAAAAGCACCAGCACAAGAGCATAAAGAGTTTGAAAAAGCACCAGCAGGAAACCACATAGCAACGTGTTACGTTGTATGCGATCTAGGGTTGCAGGAAAAAAATTATAACGGCGTAAAATCATTTGAGCATCAAGTACGGCTTGCATGGGAATTGCCTAACGAAACAATGCAGGATGGCCGCGTCTTTTCTATCAGTCAAGACTTTAAGCTGTCGATGGCTGAATATAAGGGCACAAAATCAAAACTGCGCTCTTATCTTGAGTCTTGGCGCGGCAAACCATTTACACAAGAAGAAGCAAACGATTTTGACATTTTTTCTGTGTGTGGTCGGTCATGTATGCTTAACATAGTACACAAACCCAATCAGGACGGTACGCGCACCTATGCAAATATCAGCGCAGTTGCACCGCTACCAAAGGGAATGACGGCTCCGCAAATGATCAACGAGCCGATTATGTACGCGATTGATGGCGATGGAATGCAGTTTGAAGAATTGCCAGAGCATTTACAGAAAAAGGTAAACAGAAACAAGCCGGCGCCTTTATACCCTGACGAAGGAATGCCGCCGCCAGAGTATAACGAGCCACCAAAACCCGACGACTTTGATGACGACATTAACTGGTAAACATGGGGGAGCAATCCCCCTCTCTTAAGGAGTAAATATGCGACCTTTTAGCGTAGAAAAAAACAACCAAAAAGAGTTTAACCGCTTGCTTAAAAAGCACAAAAAAACACCCTATGCAATCGCTAAAATGATAGGCATGGGTAAAAGCCATCTTTATGCCGTAGCAAGGGGTGAGGTTGGTTTAAGCCATAATGCGTGGTCAATGCTCCTTTTAAAATTAGGCGAAATTAATTTATAAAAGGTCTTTACATGGTGCGCTAAACGTACTATTATATGCTCATGGTAACAATTGAAAGGGGAAATCAAATGTCTATCGTCTGCGACCTAAAGATCAAACGATACTTGTTTGACGAAGTAATGCCTAACTATAGCCGTGGTAATGAGCCTGAAAGCTGGCATTATTTAACAGAAGAACAGCAAAAAGATATTAAGCAGATATGGTTAGAAGAAAATCTTAATGACTGCTTTGGCGACATAATGGCCTATTATTTTGAATCCGATAGCCACATTGGCTCTCACTATTTAATTTGCAGCTATATTGCCAGCGGAAATTATAAAAGCGTTGGCGGCATTGTTGTTGATGCGGCAAAAGAATACTTTGATCGTATTAAATTTATAGATGAAGTAAACGATTTGATTTATGAGTGCTTGCAGCCTGTTGATTAACTGTTGAAGT